GCATAAGGATCGATGTAGACCTTGATGCGACCACCGATGGTACCGGCGAAGGTATTACCGGTATCGTCTACAGTCAGACCAGCGCCGGCATTGCTTACGTCGTAGGCCAGAATACCGGCGGCATTCAGAGCGGAGGCTACGTCGGAAGATACCAGACAGAAGTTACCACGACCACGACGAGTGTCCTTGGCGATGGCATTGGCTTCGCGTTCCATCTGCATCAGAAGACCACGATACTTCTCGATGCTCCAACGACCGTCGGCATCGGTGGCAAGGTCAAACACACCACCAGGACCACCGTTGGCGACGTTGGTCAGACCAGCATGACGTGCGCCAAGCTTGGCCTTCTGGTTGACGGTGCGGATGACTTCGCGGTTCATTTCGGCCAGGATCTCGGTGGAGAGGATGTTGGCGAGTTCGGACTCGGCATCCAGACCATGAATGGCACGAAGATCCTGAACGAGTTCGACTGTGTAGGTCGAGCGAAGGGCGCGGGTGATGGCGGTCACGGCGGTGCGTTCGATCGTGAAGCCCATCTCGTTGAGGTAGTTGGCGGCGCCAGGATCAGCGGCACCAGTCAGAGTTTCGCCGACCGCAGTCGAATAACCAGAACCATAGCCGAAGGTGTCAGAAAGACCATCGAGACCGGAGTCGTTGGTGTTGGTCCAACCAGCAGGAGAATCTGCAGAATAGACGTTGTCGGCGGTGGGCAGAGAAGAAGAATCAGCACCCTGAGTGCCGGTGCCAGAGAAACTGGAATCGGCTTCCTGATAGAGAGCTTCAGTGGAGCTGGTGGACAGGCCAGGAGGAGAACCATCCACATAGCGGGACTTCATGGCGAAGACCAGACCGACGGGGCCGGTCATGGGCTGAACGCCGGCGATGTCGAAACCGATCATGTTGGGAGCGGAACGACGGACGAGGGAGATGAGGACGGGATCCCAGGTGTCGATGTTGGGACCACCACCAGGAGTGGAACCGCCCATGACGTTGGTGGATTCAGACAGAAGCTCATTGCCGGAACGACGCTCTTCGAGGATGGCCTTCTCTTGGTTTTCCAGAAGCTGAGCGGTGGCAGCCAGACGATAAGAGTCGGAGATCTTGGGAGCGCCTTCAGCATTCAGGACTGGAGCCCACTTTTCCACAAGACGTTGATGATTGTTGATAAGCATTTCGAGTTATTTCCTCTGTTCTTGAAAAGATGTTGTTATTGTTGATATTTAAAAGGTCTGATGTTGTGGTATTTCTGTGGATGTTTTCACAGAATGTTCAAAGTTTCCATTGATGCAAAAATGTTTTAGTATATCTTTATTTATACTTTTTGAATTCTTGGCTGTTATTCTTTGCCTGGCTTATATGTGCTGTCTTTGTGTCCCTTTTTGTATTCATCGATGCTCCACTTGATTTCTTCCATCGCATCATCCACAATTTCCTTGTCATCGAGTGGTGGTTCCATTGGGTCGAATCCGAATTCACCAGTTACAGATTCTCCCTTGTCACTAGATGCTGTCCAATAGACTGAACCTAGATTGGAGTCGATCTTGTCAAAATGAATTGTCCAGCCATTCTTAGCTTTGACTTTCTTGTTCTTCAGTGAACGGATGTCCCATGCTTCATTTTGTAGCATTTCCTGCCGAGCTTCAGCGATGTATTGCAGTGCAGTCTTGATCATCGATTTATCCTTTTAATGGATTCTGGATCTAAGATTTTCTCAGATCCAGAAAATGTTTTACTCTACTTCAGACTCACTTGCCGCCGAAGAGATTGGAACCGGGCATCACACCAGATTCCAAAGCCCGAACATACATGTCCATCTTGGTGGGGCGTTTTCTCTCGTCCAAAGAAGTGTCGACGTTCTCACCAAGAGTGCTGCTGTCGATCTCTTCAGTCAGAGTGGCAGAACCAGACTTGGTGGAGAAGTATGACTTCTTGAGGATGTTGACCTTCTTGATGAACTGATCTTCATCAGTGAACTCGACGTCTTCCACCAGAGCCTTGAGCTTCTCTTGCTGAGACAGAGAAAGATCAGAACAACTCTCTTCGATGATGGCCTTCTTGGTGAAGCTCTTCTGCTTCTGATGAAGTTCGAGATTCTGCTCGGTGACTTCGTTGATCTGAACCTTCAGAGTTTCGACTTGTTCGGCGAGTTCTTGAACCAGATCGGTCTTGGATTCAGGAACTTCAATGTAGTGTTCTTGGAAAAGATTCTTGAGGTTGCCGATGAATTCTTCGGCAATCTCAGTCCGAAGACCAGATTCGACTGCCAGCTTATTTTCTTCCATCCATTCTTCGACGACGTGATCAAGATAGCGATTGACCTGATCGATGATGAAGTCGACAGATTCCTCGAGTTCCTTTTCGGATTCACGAAGGATCTCCTTGGTGATTTCCTTGATCTTGGCATCTGATTCGACAATGAGTTCTTCGGTGATTTCCTTGATCTTGGCATTGACTGCAGATTCGAAGATGGTCTGAGCCTTGAGCTTGAAGTCTTCGGAGAGTTCGGATTCACCTTCGACCAGAGCAGAAATGTCTTCAGACATGTCGACAGTCTTGATGGAAGATTCTTCAAGTCCACCGTCTTTCTTTTTCATTTCTTCGTCGTCTTCCTCTTCTTCCATCTCCTCTTCGTCCTCGCCTTCCATCTTCATGGTTTTCTTCTTTGCAGACTCTTTGATGGCCTTTGCAACGACTTCGCGACGATTCTTCAAATATTCATCTGACTTGTCTGAGTCTCCGTCATTGTCGACATCTGAATCTTCCTTTCCAACCGGATCCAGCTTTTCGCTGACGAGCTGCTGTTCTTCTTCAGTCAGTTCTTCTGCGACAAAGAGTTCATCCACGCTTTCTTCGATCTTCTTCTGATCATCTTGCTGATGAGTGATAGTTTGTTTCTTCATATCTGAGTTTTTGACCTCGTGTTTTCTTTTCTTTGAAAGAGGAGAATGTTTATTTTTGAAAATTTCTCTATCTTTTATTTATAAAATCAAAGTTTCCATTAAAGAATCTTGTTTCAGTTTTCAAAGATTCGAAAGGAATCTCTGAAGAGCTTTGAGTTGCTGAGACTCATTGATTGATTTTGACTTCTTGATCTTTTCAGTCGCTTTTTGCTCGAACGCTTCCAGTTCAACTTCGATCAATTTTCCATTGGCATCATAGATGAATTCGACTCCTTCTAGGATTCCATTGACGAATGCATCTGGAGCAGAGGGATCTGCCACGATGTCAACGGTGCTCAGCATGAAGTCGTCTTTTACATAGTCGACTCCATTTCGTTTTTCCAAAGATCCCATTCCTCGAGAAGAAACTCCGAGCTTTGCTCCACCTTCCAGAAGTCCTCTGACAATGTTTCCGGTCGGAGTGTTCAGGATCAGAGCTTTGCCATAGACATCATCACCATGCCAGTTCAATTCTGTGATTCGATGTGAGACTCGATCGAGATCAACTGTCGCTCTCTGAGCCGGATGCATGAGTTCGCCCAGGGCTCGTCCAGTCACGACTTGTTCTTGAATGTATTTGTCAATGACCGGAATCATGATCTTGTCGTCATAGATTCGATTGTTTCGATTCTTTTTCTTCGTCTGAATGAAGGGTCCCTCAATGAACATCTGCTTTGTTCCGGTCTTGGTTTCCTCGACCAGATACTCGATGTCATTGAAGTTTTGTTCTGTGATGAGACGCACGTTCTTCTCCGCTTTTATTCTTTTTCTTTTCTTAATTGATTCAGTTTCCGAATTCTTTTCCGACCAACTTGACACCGAGAAAGTCTTGGACGATTCTCCAAACTTCTTGAGAGGAATCATTGCCTCTTTTTGCAATCAGTGCCTGAACCTTCTTATAGAGTTCTGGATTCTCTTTCTTTGCTCGTTCTAGAAATTGATAGAGCTCGATGAAGCCAAGATTACCTTTATAAGAAGCTTCTCGAATCAGAAACTGGAAAAAAGAAATCATGCTTTTACATATTCACCAGTCTTGATTCGACGCTGATATTCTTGTTGGATTTCCTTGTTGGTATATGAACCATGAGGCATGTCACGGAACATATCCAGCTTCTTCATTGTCCAATCTTTTAGTTCACTTCCATTTTCCTTGCGCTTCTTTGCGAATCGATCCACATATGCCTCATCCAAAAGATCAGCATCTTCATTCAACTTGAAGTTTCGATCGAGGTTGCCGTCTTTCTTCATCTTTTCCAGAGCCGCTTCAAGAGTCTTAGAATCGATCTTATGATCTGCAATGGCTTTCTTGACGAAGTCTGGATTGTCTCGGAACTGACGAATTGCACCATGCATTCTCAGACCAAGGTAGTCATTCAGCAATTGAAACTGCTGCATTGAACTCAGGTCAGAGAGTTTGCTGGCTTCATCCAACTCAGTTTCTTCGGTAATATAGATTACGAAACGCTTTCCTTTGTGATCATGAAACATAATATGCTTTCCGACTTTGATATCCTGTTCTGCTTCCCATTCTCCATCATTTACCTTTTGCATGACCTGTTTCATGGTCATTTCTTTGGCTGCTTCATCCAACTCAGTTTCTTCGACAGATTCAAATGCCATGTCGACGGCCTTGTTTCCGAATTCGGCTCGAAGGATGTCTCCAATGAGATTGTTCTTGCTCATTCCAGAAACATTAGAAACTCGATAATGCTGCTGATAGAGTTTCTTGAGCTCCTGAGTGCTCATCTTGGAATAGCTCTTGTCTGCGGCCTTGATCTTTGCAATAGTTTCTGGAGAAGTGTCCCGAGCTTCAGAGACAAACATCCGAGAAGCGACTTCGATCTTCTTTTCGCCGAGTCGAGTCAAAGACTTCTGACGAATGAGAGAAGCAAAAGAATCTTTTGCGTCGACGAAATCTTTTTCGATGATCTGATTGATGAGTTGTGATGCGAGGGTCTTGTTCTTGTTCATATATCGTTGTTCTTCCGAGATTCTGTGTGAAACTAATTTTGGGTTTTAAAGAATTCTGTTTATCATCAACCATCGAATGGAACTTCATTCTGGGCATTCGCTGCAAAGTCGGCTTCTGCCTTCTTTTCAGCTTCGATCTGCTTGGTGATCTCTTCAATGTCGTTGTCCGATTGTCTCAGGACATTGCGCTGAATCCACTCTTTGGAGAAATACTTACCGACGTAGTCATCGATTTCACGAAGCGTCGAGAGTCTTTCTTTCAGGATCTCGGCTTCTTTGAGTTCAGTAAAATAGTTGTCTTTTAAGAAGTCGATAAAGATGTGTTCTTTAAGATCGAGCCACTCATCTGCAGTAATAATGTTCTTTAGAATCAGCTGGGTCCGAAGAAGCTGATAGAAGAGGTCTGAGAATTTTGAGCGAAGTTTGGAAATAAATTTTGAAAACTTAACTTCGTCTCGAGTGATTTCAGACGATCTTCCAAGAGAGAATTGGGATTCTTGTTCGAGACGATTCAGCGGAACATTTAGTGCACGAAAGAGTTTCTTTTGGAAATACAATACGTCATCTAGTTGACCTAATGTCTCCCCAGAGCTTAAGGTATCGATCTGCGTTCCTCCAGAGTTCATGACGAAGATTCCAGATGTCAGAGCAAAGTTATGATAATCATGGAATATATGATTACCATCGACAGTGATCGTTCCAACATCCATCTTATCTTCGCGATAGACTACTTTTAGAACTTTATGATTTCCGAATTCTTGCTTGGCAGAGCTCTTTCTTTTATTGCTAATAAATTTATCATCTAAATTTCTAATGATGAATCCAGAAATAGATTCATATCCATGATGAATCAGATATTTTCTAAGTGACTTTACATTCTTAATAAGACCATTTGTCTTATCTTTTACTAATTCAAACAATTCAGAATTAGAAATTGTCTTATTTTCTTGTACAGCTTTACAGATAACTCTACCAATTTCTTCAAAAGAAAGTTTATCTAATACCTCGGACTGATATCGCTTTGCCTGAAAGTCAATGTTATACTTAGCGCGATATTCTTCTTCAGATAGAGTTTGTTTATGAATAGACTGCAAATTAATCTTATATTTTGCATTATATTCTTCTTCGGATAGAATTTGCTTGTCGCGGTTTCTTGCTGCAATAGCCCCCTCAGTTCTAGGCTTTATGTATTTGTTATAGTATTCTTCTGGTGATAGACGCGTTTTATCTAATCGCGCTTTTTCTCTCAGATGTTCAGCATGCTTTGCTGCCTGAGCTTTACCCTTCTCAGTCTGAAAATATTTCTTTCCGGCTATAGAAAGATTCTCACAATGCTGTTCATACTTAGATTCGTCATTCCATCCTAGATATCCAGCTTCACTATGAAGACGCATGTGATCCAGACGTCCCATCTGCTGTAAGTTTTCTGGAGAATTATTTAGTCTATTAAAATCGATATGATGGATTTGTTTCCTAGGCTCATTCTCTTCGAAATAATAGCAAACCATCCTATGAGTAAATTCTTCTTCGTTCGTAGCAGGATG